GAGTTTCCCAATAGAGCTAAGAGTTTTAATTTCCGTAAGTATTGTAATGGGAATTATTTATTATCGTCAGTATTTTTAAACTTAATAACCGCATTAAAGCTAAATGAAATTCTAGGTTTATCTGCTGAGTGTGGATATACCAAGTGCTGAAGATTTGCTGGAAAAACAAAAAATTGTCGTTCCTTTGGTAAGCGTTTATAACTAGCATATTGAAACATCCCCTCCGTTCCTTCTCTCCACTCCACACAACCACTAAAATCGTAATGAGGTTTAGCTCCATTAATAGGATTCATTTGTTTTGGTACTTCAATATAACCCACCACCGAAACCGATGGATTTTCCTGTATTCCAGTAAAAGCAGAATGAGTATGAATAGGATTCCATTGATTTTTTAACATGAAATTATGCCAAGCTGAATTTATAATAATGCGTTCTACCTTTTTTTCAGGATAATGACATTCGGTATAATAAGTAATAACCTGGTCAAAATATTTTTTTTTCCATTTATACATAACATCAGGCGTTATTAAAAATTCTCCTTCATTTCCCAAACCACCGGCCAACTTATAACCAAACCAATAATTTTTCTTTTTTTCTTCAGGCAGCTCTTGGATCATTTTTAAATCTTCCCTAAAATCTTTCATTAATTCAAAAGGGAGGTCTTGACTTGAAATAGAAGAACCAAAAGGTTTATAAACTTGTATGTTTATTTTATTCATAAATTATTAATATCATTAAGTTCTTTTATATCTACCTTATAAGCTGGAGGTCTGTTAGTATGCCCAAAATTTGTTAGTCGGCTTGGCATATCGCTATAAAAAGGATACCAACCCATTAAAGAAAAGCTAAAATCTCCGTCATGGATAACTAAAACATATTTACCTTTTTTCTCTTGTGGTCTAATCAGTAAGAAATTATAATCCTTTTTCTTTTGAGTTCTTATTTCAATATTGTCCTGAAAATCTGAGTCTGTGTATCTAGCATACGAATCGCTATAAGAATTATTAAAGAAAGTATTAGTAGCTTTAGCAAAGGCAATTTCTCCTAAAGATCCAAGCACCGAATCGGTAATAGTTTTTTCAAAGCCACCGGTATAACCATAAGAAAAGGTTTTTCCTTGCTTTAGGTTAGAGATATATCTCCTTGTTGCATTTTCAAAAGCTAGTTCTACTTCAAAGGGTTCTAGTTTAACTTTTTTCATCCAAATAAACCAAGTTCATTTTCTATTCTTTTTTTTGCTATTTTTATATACTCAGGATTAAGTTCAATCATAATTGATTGACGATTTAAAGATTGTGCTACAATTCCAGTAGTACCAGCTCCACCAAAAGGATCTAAAACTACACCACCTTCAGGGCAACCAGCTTTAATACATGGCTCAATCAAATCTTTAGGAAAAGTTGCAAAATGAGCTTCCTTGCAAGGTTTGGTGGTTACTGTCCAAACATTTCTTTTATTTCTATATTCTTTAGTTTTTTCATTTTGTGTTTTTAAATTTAATCCCTCAGTTGTTCTAGTAACACCTCTTTTTGAAAAATTACCTTTTATATTTTTTTCCAAATATGCTTGTGGGTTAAGATTTCTTTTAGATTTATAATTTAAAACTCTGTTTCTAACAACACTATGATCCCTTTTTTCAAATGTAGTACAAGGTTCTTTAATGGCATCAGCATCATAATAATATTTTTTATTCTTTGTAATTAACCATATCTTTTCATGTGCTGAAGTTGGCCTGTCTTTGGTACTCTCAGGCATTGGATTTGGTTTATGCCAAATAATTTCTGATCTAATCCACCAACCATCATCTTGTAATGCAATAGCAATTCTGTTTGGTATCATTACCAGGTCTTTAGGTTTTAAAACTCCTTGAATAGTAGAAAATGGTTTATCTACAAAACCTCTATCATCATAAACACCTTTAATTTTACTTGTTCTGTTTTTTTGTAAATTTTTTTTCATATCTTTAACTTTTGTGCCATTAACTGTTGCAGCATAACTATCACCATAATTTAACCAAACTGTTGCTGAGTCTTTCAGCTTCGGTTTCATAGCTCTAAAAAGTTCTACAATATTTTGGATATGTTCTTGATAAGTATTTTCTAAACCAAATTGTGCATCAATTCTTTTAGCACCACATTTACAAAGTGTTTGAATATTTGGTCTTGATCCTAAATTAGTTCCTTGTTTATCTCCTTGTTTAATATCATCTCCTCTACTTCTTTTAGTTTGATGATCACAATTAGGATCTCCACCTTCCCATTGTGCAGTTCCATAATCTCTTAAACCCCAATAAGGAGGAGAAGTTACAACACAATCAATAGAGTTATCTTCAACTTCTTTTATTTTATCCATTACATCACCCTGAAGAAAATTTATCATGTTCCTTTTTATCTAAATATTTTTCAACATTTTCTAATTTTTTATTCCATACCTTTAATGATAAGCAATCGGCACAATAGTATTTATTTTTATCCTGTATTTCTGCATTAAATTCCTTGCACCTACAGCATCTCCTAACATCTCCGTACAAGTAACCCATTTATAAATCTTTCCAATCTAGGATTAGTGATAAGTATATTAACAAATTCTTCTGCTAGTTTTGCAGTTTTTTCCTCTCCAATTTTATTAATATCAATTTTATTTACATAACAAACGATGTGCCAAAGTTCATGGAATATTGTTTTAGCCATATTTCTTTTTGATAATTTAGGATCTATTTTTAAAGTATTGTTATTAGGATCATAAATAGCATAGCAATTTGGCTCTTTTTCCCAAATAATCTTGATTTTTCTCCTTTTATATTTGATTTCTTTTAGAATCATTACCCATAATTAAGGCATTTTTATAACTTTTACAATATAATGTGTATATATAAAGGGCATAAAATAATCAATCTTTGTACTTGTTTTAAACAATTAGATATACTATAAAACGAATCAGCTTATGACGCTAATCGTAATTGGAAAAGAATGGGATAAGAAAGGTTGTTTTTCAGCAGATCATTTGTCCGCTTCACAGCTTAATTTATCTCCCTCTTTATGGTTTATGAAGTATTGCGTTTGGGATGCAAAACAAAGAAAGAAAATCCCTCCTTCTGTTTCCATGTTTTTCGGTAGCGTTATAGGCGGAGCAGTACAAGACATAATACAGCACAAACTTTCAGTTGATGAGGTTATGGGAGGAAAAAAAAATGGATGACTATAACCCAATGATGAAAGATATAGAAACCCTGAAAGCGGAAAATGAATCATTATTAGCTCAAATAAAGGAAAAGGATCAGCATATAGAACAGGAGGCTGTTTACAAAATGGAGGAAAGAAAAAAAAACGATGTTCTCCAGTTTGAAATTGATTCTTTAAGAAAAAGGGTAGAATTATCTCAAAACATTAGCCATCAACTGAAAGCTAAACTAATAAATATAGCAAAGGAAATAGTAGAAATATATGGAAAAGAAATTAAAGACAAAACCAAGCACTAACGGAGAAGAAAAAAAAGAAGATAAGAGCAAAGGGTCTTTCAAGGAAAGAAGAAAGGAATGTCTTGCAAATCTCCACACCGTACCCACTATTCCTATAAAGGGAAAAGAATATTCAACAGTAGCAGAACGCCATCGTTTTTTATTAAAGTATTTTCCTGAAACTAGGATTGATGAACAAATAATTTTTCAAGATGAAAAAAGAGTTATTACTAAAACAACTTTATATATTAGTGATACTCCTTATGCAGTAGGTCATGCAGAAGAAAAAAGAGATTCATCTTTTATTAACAAAACAAGTGCTTTAGAGAACTCACTCAGCAGCTCTCTAGGTCGCTGCCTTGCTTCATTTGGGTTACATGGATCAGAATTTGCAAGTGCAGAAGAATTAACCAATGCTTTAAAACAACAAGCAAACGGCAAAGACAAAGAAATTCCAATAGAACAAACTACGACAACAACGAAATTAAATGCGTTGTATTCTAACTGGAAAAAGGAACAGGATGAAATCCAAATCCGTTTCAATAATCAAGAAAAAACCATAAACGACAAAGGAGGAACTTATGGAGCAAAAAACTGGTAAGGAAAAGGATTTTTGCTTTTTTCCATTTGATGCAACGCATGAAAAATCTGTAAAGTTAGCTTTTTCAGGAAACATTAAATTAACGAATGGACATAAAGGCACAATTCTTGGAGTTAAAGGCACATCTAAAGATGGAAATACTAAATTTATTAGAATTTTTAGTCAAACTGGTGTGTTGTTTAAAGGTGATGACAAGTTCACAGGTGATATTACCTGGTCAGAACTTGGAGGAAAGAAAGCTCTCATCGGCTGGTTAAATGATAAAGGAGATATAGTAAGTGGGTATGCAAACGAACCCTCTGCTCCTAAATCAAATAAATTAACCTTTTAATATGGAAATAGAAAACTCAACTTACTGGCTTATGGCAACTTTAATAGTAGGTTGGGTTATTCTTATTTGGCAAAGTAGGGATTAATGTTTGAACTTTTAATGTTATTAATATTACCAACTGAAATTAACCCTCAAGAATTAGGGTTTAAATATTTATTAAAACAAAAATTTACAGACTATCAATCTTGCGAAGAATATAAAAAAAAAAATACTTTCTTTAAAGAAGGAGAGCAAGAGTTTGAAGGATTATTTTATAAAATAGATGATAAAGAATATAGAGTTTTTCTTACCTATTGCCGAAAGGTAGAAAAAAAATGAAACCTGCACTACAACAATTTTTTGATGACTATGGAAAGAAAAAAGGAGTGGAACTTTTAAATCTTTTTTTTAAAGACATGGAAGATGAAAGTAAAAAAAGGACTTACGCTGCCATTATAAAACTTTCCGAAGGAGATAAATTTCAATTAAATTCAGAAAGATATTTAAGAGGGGTTAAATTATTTGGTAAATCTCATAATTATTTTCCCATTAAAAATTCTAGGTCTGGAATATATAAAAATTATTATAAAAATGAAACCAACTGACAATATAAGATTTATTAATAGTTTAGATAAGTTGCTACAGCAAAAGCAAGAGGATTATGGATCTTTTGATACGACCTCTTGGCTTTTAACCGGCATCCTTGAAAGACTTTTATCTGCACATAATGGAGTTCAAGTTAAAGTACCTTTAAGAATATTTGGAATATTTATGATTATTGTGAAGCTCTGGAGGATACTGAACGGAAAAAAATACAACAAAGATTCATCTGATGACATCGCTGGTTACAATGAATTATTAAGGAAAATGTTACAAAATGAGGAAAAACATGATGAGAAGTAAAATACCAATGACTCCTAAAATGATGGGGGTATTGAATTTTATTAAAAAATATGCAAAAAAGAACAAGTATTATCCAACTTTCCAGGAAATGGCGGATAGCTTGGGATATAAAAGTAAAAACTCTATAACTGTTCTAGTGAATAGACTTGAAGCTAGAAAAGAACTTAAAAAGATTAAAGGTTATAGAAGAAATATTGAACTTAGTGAGTAAGAAAGTGCAAAAGGATATTTTTTATGAAATGGGAGTTCATTTTTCAGAGATTTTTGAAGGTGCTACTGTTGAGAAAGCAACTGAAAAAGCACATCTTCAAAAAGAGCCTAGTGATAACGCTAAATTAAAAATTACCGATCAGCGTTTCATTAAGTCTAACATTAAATTGATCGGTGAGGAGCAAGATGGATCCAAAAAAGATCAGAAATCTTGAAGTAAAGGAGCAAAATATGGTAAGCAAAATGTATAAAGCTAAAGCATTATACGAAAAGTATAGAGAAAAGTTACCTAAAATAGCTTTAAAGATTTCTGAAGAAAAGAATAAACAAGAAGTTATCCATACATAATTAGGATAAAACTTATAAGTGTGTAAAGGGGCGTAGGGATTGTCTGCTCAAAATAAAAGGAAAGGAAAAAAATGTCAAAAAGGAAACCACAAAACCTGAAACTTGCAAGAAATATTGCTAAAAATTTAATTCTTGAAAGAATCAAAGCAGGTTTAAATCAAACACAAGTAGCCAATGTAATTAATGTAACATTTCAACAAGAGCAAAAGTTTGAATCTGGAGCTAACTGTATGAGAGCCGATCAACTTTTTATGATTTGTGAAAAATTTAATTGGGATATTAGGAAGTTTGCTAAAGAACCTCTTAATCAAAATGGAACGACCTTTAATGTTAAAGCAACTTTTGGTAATGCAGAAGAATTAAAGGAACTTTTAGATGCTACAGAGGGTTATAAAGTTATAAGAGATTTTGACTTTACTAATTCTATTATGAAAAAAATTTATAAAAAATTTGATCGTATTGATAGCAATTCAAAAATTTCTTCTAAACCAAAGGAAAATAATGTCATTCATTCCAGTCAGAGATAAACTTAAAAAATTTGTATCCTTTGACAGGAATCAATCTGAAAAGTTTGATTATATTTCAACGATTGTTAAAGACTTTATTAGGAATGGTCATGCAGCACACATGACTATTCCTGGTTATGATAAGACTAAGCCAGAGATAGAAGCCTTTATGACTTTAAAAGGTATTAATATTCCTATTCATGGATATTTAGATCATAAAGGAGCTGTGATTATAGAAGATAAATGTATGTTTCCTAGAAGGGGTAGGCTTAAAAAAGATGGAACTAGAAGCTGGAATACGGCTAGGTTGCCTGATGAGCCACCCATTAATCATTTAATCCAAGTTGCCATCTACCATCTCTCAACTAATCTTCCTGTTTATATGTGCTATATTAATGAAAAGGAATTTAAAGTTTTTCATGCGGAGAATTGTGAAAAATTAAAACCTGAAAACCTAAAAAAATTAGAGAAAATAATTTACCATAAAGCATTGGTTCGTCAGAATTTGCTTAAAATTTCCCATGATGTAAATGTATTAAAGAATTATCTCCAACCTGACTTTGATAATTTTATGTGGAAAAACGAATCAGATAATTCTTTATTAGAAGATGCTAAGAAACTGTGGGAATATTAATTACCAATCAAACTTAGATTTATTTTTTTTCTCATCATCGTATTTCATGCAATCGTAATGAGCTTTTTCCCTATTACCATTCTTATCGGTTGATGCAAAGACTACAAAACTTTCATCGTTTGTCATTTCCCTAGAACAATAGCGACAATCCCCTACAATTCTTAATGATTGAACTTTAGCTTTCGCCCAAGTTCTTTTAGCTTTTTTTCTTCTTAACTCTGTAGCCATATTTCTTTGCCCAACGCTTGGCAATTTTTGGCTTGTTCTTAAAAAGATACCGTTTTTGTCTTGTGCTTTTAAACGGCATTTCTATTTTGCCCACCATCCATCCCAGTTCAACAATCTAAACTTCGCCTGTTGTCTATTATAAAGTTTTTTAGACTTTACTTTTCTTTGTTGAAAGTTCGGTTGGGAAAGCAATTTAGCCATAGGGTTATTTTTTTTTCTTTTTCCCTTTTTTCTTTTTGCTTTTATTTTTTTTCTTTTTCTTTTTCATTTAATTACCATTTTTTATATCCAGCTTTATCTTTTGTTAAGGATTCTTTTCTGTTCGCACCAGATTTAAACGAACAATGAATCCAACCTGAGTTTATATCAGAATTATCGTAGTATTCCAAGATGAGTTGGTCAAACTCAAAGTTGTTTTTAATATGTGAAGCTACTTCTTTATTGTCATAATTTGGTATTTCAAAATCACAAGCTGCACCGTTGTTAGCACAATGCTGAGAGTTAGAACTTGATCCTATCTTTTCACACAACGCAGCAGACCTATAACCTGATGTAATCTTAATAGGAGATTGGTAATAATCCCTTAAAGGTTGGAGAACATTATTAACAAGTTCTTCTATATTTTGAATTTGTAAATCATTTGGGGAATTATCTATATGATTTCTTAATGCCGTTTGGCTTTGCGTCATTTCTTTTAATGTAAAGTTTTGACTGAGCTTCATAATTATAAATCTATTTCTTCTTTTTTAATTTTTTTACAATAAAATTTAATATAAGTTTTATTTTTATTAACATAATCAGCTCCCATTAAATCCATAACTCCTAAAGATTCAACATATCCCTGCCTCATACATGAATCCCAATCTGAAAAATTTATATTTTGTTTTTCCCATCCTCTATCGCACTCCCCACTTACTGCGGAGCATATAATTAAAACTAAAATTATTTTCATTTATTGTCAAGGGTGTTCCAACATCATTTTACTTGTTTTTTTTTCTTCCTTTAATTTCTTTTCTAATTCTTTTACTTTAATCTGCGAATCTTCCAGGTCTTTATTAGAGAACTCTAGCTTTTGCAGACATCTTTTATTAGCTGCATCTTTAGATTTCCCTGCATCCTGTAATTCCGCAACCTCAGATTTTAAGATTCTAATCTGGTCTTTATATTCATTAATTAAATCCAACGAACTTTCTGACATCTATTTTTTTTTAAATGTGGAAACACCTTTAATACCCAGTATCGTACTAAAAGCTCCAACTACAAGAGCCTGATAAAACATAGGTAGGTTTGAAAATTTATCAAAAAATATATCTATCTTTGCTTGTATATCTGGATCATCACTAAATACAGACCAAGCCAATAATAGCAAAGGAATTGAAATTAGGATAAGGCAAAATTCATCTTTCCAATCTCCTTTATGCGAATCAATAACAGCTTTTTTAAATTCAACCTCTCCATTAGCCATTCGTTCAGCCAATTTTAATTCTGCAACAGATTCTAACTCTTTTGTTTTTCTTCTGTTTGATGCAATAGACATACCTGTTTTAAGGATTCCAGGTACTAACTTTGCTGCTATACTTAACCACATAAGTTATTTATCCAAACCTTTGCAAAGCCAGTCAGTAATTTTCTTAAATAGTTTTTTAAACCATTTCATAGCAAACTCCTTCTTGTTAAAATTAATTACAATTATTTTTGTGTAAATCGGCTGGAATATCTTTTGTAAACCAAACCCAACTTGAAATTTTAGTACCCTCTTGGGTATAGGTACATTTATGTCCTATAGAACATCCTGATATAATTAAGAATACTATTAGTAATAGTATTTTTTTCATAGTTTCTCCTCTATTAAAGTATGTATAGAATAAAACCTATAGTAATTACTATAATTGCTTTAGTTCTAAAACTTCTTTGTTCCCAAAGCAACGCAATTTTATCACTTAAATCTGGTAATGTCATAATATATTATACCTTTTTATTGGCAAGATTCACACTCATTAGTGTCGTCTATAACCAATCCTCCGTTAGTTTCATAGCTTTTATCTTCTTCTTTTTGTCCACAAATACAACCATCACATTTACAACCTTCATGGTCTGCTTCAATACAATGGCATAGATGATTACATTTTTTACAAAATCTTTCAGTCATTAGTTATAATTATACTCCTATTCCTATAAAAATTAATACAATAATAATAGTAATAATCATCCATTTTTCAGTAGGGTTATGAAAAATTTTCATTATTCTAGTATTAATGAAGTAATTTTTTTTTCACCCATATATATTTCTATATTAGCTTTAGATTTAATACATTGAAATATAACTCTATCATCAGTTTTTCTATCCCTCATAGCAATTCGTTTTCCTTTGAGGCAGGTGCTGAGATTGGGTTGAATACGATGCTCAATAATTTTATGATCCATTATTAATAAAAGAGCAAATACTGTTTCTATCATTAGTTATACGAATACCCTGTTGTTGGTTGATTACCTTCTAAAACTTCAAATAATTTTTTATGTTGTTCCATGATTTCTTTTTCTTTATCTTTTAGATCATCCATTTTAACAATTAGTTTATCCACTACTCTTTCTAATTTTTGAACCTTATCTTCATGTACTGCTTGAATAGTAGAGAGTTCAAATGTTCTTGAAAGACTCCAAGCTCCAAGAGCAATTACTAATCCAATAAGCATGGGTAAAATTTTATCTGTCATTAATGAGTTCCATTTTGTCTAATTTTATCTTTTAATGTTTCTACATCATTTAATAATTTTTCAACTTGTTTCTTTAAAAAATCAATATTAACTTTATTGTGCATACCAGCTTCTAACTGTTCTTGTATTTTTTCTAATTGACCTGCCATGTGTTCAATTAACATAAATTGCTCTGAGTCAGCAGGAAGCGATCCGATTTCACCCAAAGGCCAACGGATTCTAAAATCAGTATTCTTTTCTAAATCACTACTCATAAGTTTGTAGTTTGTTTCAACATTATTGAGTCTCTCAATTACACCAAAATATGCCCAGACCCCTATGGCAACTGCTGCCAAAATTGATAGCAAGTTTCTCATTGGCATACTTATTGCTGTATTATCTGATACTTTCATTTTCTTTTTCTACCTAAATAATGTTCAGAGGGTTCATAATCCCAACGCTTACCATGATGTCCTCTAAAGTGAGCATACCACATTCTTAACCTTACTATAAATTTTTTTACTGGTCTTGGCATAATTAATTTTTTTATCCATTAAGAGGGAGTAATAATAAAAGAAGAAATAAAATAATAGTTATATATCTTACCCATCTTTCAGATTTTTCCCTTTGTATTCTTGCAATTTTTCTTCTTCTTAAAATTCTTAATGTCTTGAATTTCATTTTTAATATCCCAATCAATCATTAATAGTTTTATTCCTAGTTTTTTCTGCTTTGCAGTAGGGTTGCGGTAGATTTTCCTAGACTTCTTTTTGTAATTAGATTTTCTGTAAGTGTTTGTCTTTACATCTACCAACTGGATATTACCATTTCTATCTACAATAACAATATCAAAAGGACATTGGGGATCTACAGCTTTGGCTATCCAATAACCTTTTTTAGTTAATTCGCTTATTACATTAAGTTCGCCAACAATTCCTTTGACAGACTTTGTGGTTTTTATGTTAGGAGATTTATTGCTAGGTTTGCCAAGCCAGATAAACTTATTGTAAGAATCACCCATAATATTTTATAAATGTTCTTTATTTTATAATCAATATGTGCCAAGTGATTTTCCTTAATTGAAGTAATTTCTTGATTTAATAAATCAATCTTTCCCTGTAATTTAATAATTTGTTCCCTATTCTGTTGGCTGATGTTTTCCATGATTAATCTTAATTTTCTTTAATTTCTTTTAAAGGTAATAATTCAATAAATTCTTTCATTTCATAAAAATCATTTTTTTCTTGTTTTGTTTTACTTTCACTCATTAAACCATCTATAATTTTTAAGGCAGAATTTTTAATTTGGTATGCAGGAGCTTTAGGGTCTAATATAGTCATTACATCATCTAATTGTTTGGGATTAGCAAGAAATCCTGATCCTTTTCTTGCCATATATATTATTGCTAAACCTTTAATGGGTTTTTGATAAGTAGAATACCCCATAGCAAAACCACCAAATAATGATTTTGTTCCTCCTAATGTTGCCCTTCTTGCAACAAATTTAGAAACATCAGGTATTTGGAGTCCAGCATGATTTTTGGCAATAGCAAAAAAATCATCTAATTTCTGCATTGTTAATTTAGAATCTTTTAACATAGCTCCTATTAACTCTCTGCCTTGCTTGTTATTTAAACCCAACATATCTTCAAATTTAAAAGGATCAAAAGTTAAACCATTTACTCCGCCTTCTCTTGTAAAAACCAATGATTTATCAAATCCTTGTTGTATTCTAGCTCTTACAAACCTATCAAATTGTTTTTTTCCAATTAAACCTTTTAAATCATCTAATAATTGTGGGGTTAAATTTCTATTAGACATTAAAACATTACCTAATTGATCGGAGGTAATTGAACCAGGAACATTATAACCTGGTCCAAAAATATTTTTATCTACCATTTGAAATTTTTTAGATATTGGACTTTGAAACGCCTTAATACCTACAGTTGGAGCTAATTTAACTTTATCTTTTCCTATTTTAACAATAATTGAATTTTCCAAGCCATTAGCATAAACCTTGTTTGCAAAATCTAATTTGTTTTTTATACTTGTTGCCAAGTTAGGATCTTTAATAATTCCTTTTTTAACCAAATAATCTGTATAACTTTTTTTAGAAAGCATATTTAAGTCTTTTTCTAATGCACCCTTTAACCCTGTTATAACTTTAATATCTAAACCCTCCTTTTGAGAAAGTTTAGAAAATTTTTGGAAATCTTTAATTAATCTTTTATATTGGTTTGGATTTATAAAATTATCCATTTTTTTTAAATCTCTTGCATATTTATATAAAGCATCTCTTTGAGGAGAACCTAATTTTTTACCTTTAATTTTTATAATTCCATCATCTATTAAGTTTAAATAATTAGTAATTGCTTTTTTAAAATTGACAGTTTGTATAATAGGTTCTTTAACCTGTCCTGCTGTTCTATAAAAATCATCATAAAGAAAACCAGTTACCCTTCTAAAATTTCCATAAGTAGATTTAGACGCTTCCGCCATATCTATACCTAGCTGGGTTAAAGTAACATTAGGTGCAAAGGTGTTTAATGTGTCATCTGCTGTAGCATTAATAATATCGGCTTTTTT